TTGAGGCATAATTGTTTATTTTAACGGAGGGGTTTAATCACCCCTCCATTAATTTTTTTTAAATGGAATACTACAGCTATAATTTTAACGCATTAAGACAGTCTAACTATGTACCTTATGGTAAGCTAGTTTTAAAAACTGCGCCAACTACTACTCCTATATCTTTGGCAGAAGCTAAGTCATTTCTAAGGATAGACTCAGACTATGATGATGATAATACCTATATCACATCATTGATTAATGTTGCTACAAGTATGGTTGAAGAATTTACAAGAAGAAGACTTATAACACAGACATTTAACTTATTTCACGATGAGTTTCCACCTTATATTGATTTACAAATAGGGGAGGTTGCTAGTGTTACACATATAAAGTATTATGATGAGAGTAATGCTTTACAAACTTTAGCAACATCAAATTATGATGTAGATACTAAGATAAGACCTGGAAGAATTTATCAGTCAGAAGATGGGGACTTTCCTAATACTTTTGACAGACCAAACGCTGTTGAGGTTGAGTTTATCGTAGGAGCTGCTGCAAGTGATATACCAGCTCCAATAATTCAGGCAATTTACATAATTGTTGGCCGCTACTTCGAAAATCGTCAGGATGTTGTAATGGGTACTCAAGTTAATGAAGTTCCTTTAATGGTTAACCATTTATTAACTCCTTATCGTTTGCTTGAACTATGATAATTGGCAAACTAGATAGAAAACTTAAGCTCTTCAAACAAGTATTCACAACTAACGAATACGGTGAGAGAGATATTTCTTCAAATACATTTGTCACTATATTGGGCAATTTTGATTTTAAAGGTGGGAAAACTTCTTTTGATGCCGATGCTTTGATTAATGAAGATACAATTGACTGTCTTATAAGATACAGAACAGACATAGGTACATCACCCCAATACTTTATAAGTAACGGCACAACAAACTATTCAATAAAAAGTATTCAAGAAATAGGAAGAAAAGATGCAATGCTTTTAAAACTAGAACAAAATGATGTTATAGATTTAAGTGGTATTAATACATTTTTCGAATATACAATCAACACAAACAATACAGGTACTGGAAGCTCTACATCTACACAGTACGGACTACCAACAAGATTATCAGGGACTTATGACTTTGTTGTTGATTGGGGTGATGGTAATACCAACACAATAACAACCTACAATGATGCAAACGGATTGCACACTTATGGAAGTGCTGGGACATATACTATCAAAATAAAAGGCGTTTTTAGTGGGATTAATACTACTATTGATACTTCAGGTTGGAATTTTGGAAGAATTGACACATTAAAAATTTTGGATATAAAATCTTATGGGCCTTTGATTATTCAAGACAGTCTAGCTTTTAAAAATTGTACTAATTTAACTTCTAGTGCAACTGATAATTTACAATTTAATACAACTGATGCGACAAGCACATTCCAAGATACAAACTTCAATGGAGTAGTTGATAATTGGGATGTTAGTAATATAACTAATTTTAGTGATTTCTTTCACGGCAGCCAATTCAATCAAGATTGCAATAATTGGAATATAAGCAAGGCAACAACTTTGACTAGTATGTTTGAAGATTGTCCTTTTAACAAAAGCTTATCAAAGTGGGACTTGTCTTCTGTGACAACTACCTCATCAATGTTTGGTGGTAATACAGCATTTAATCAAGATGTATCAATGTGGAATGTAAGTAGTTTGTCATCGGCTGTAACTATGTTCTCAGGAGCAACGGCATTTGATCAATCATTGGCTTTATGGAATGTAACGGCTTTAAGTGGTAATCAATTAACTTTCTTTGGTGGAGGCTCAGGTTTATCAACTGCAAACTATGATGCTACGCTTATAGGATGGGCGGTTCAAAATGTTAATAGTGGAGTTACTATAAACTTTGGTACTTCTCAGTTTACTGGTGGAGGTGAGGCTGAGGCAGCAAGAGCTACTTTAGTGAGTAAAGGTTGGACAATAACAGACGGAGGAACAGCATAATGAAAGAAATGGATAAAATAAAAAACCCTGAAGTTGATACTTATTGGATTATATTTGATGAGGATGACAAAGTATTAAGCTATGGCGTTGTAAATCCTATCCAAGTTTTGTCAACTAAGGAAACAAAGATAGAGATGTATTTAGATAAGGATGAATGGATAAAGATTTTAAAATCTAATAAAATAGAAGTTGAGTAATGGCTGTTGGAACTACTAAAATATTAAGAGGTAATAAAGGAGGACACGCTGGTTTTGTTACGGCTACTATTGATGAAAACGAATTGAGAAGATTAGTCAAAGACTTAGAAAGCTTAGGAATGTCTGATAGTCAAAATAAATCTTTGTTAAGACAAGGTATGAGAAAAGCCGCTAAACCAATATTACAAGAATTAAAGGGGATAGTACCTCAAAAGACTAAACAATTAAAAAAGTCTTTAGCTATTATAAACGGAAAGAATGTAAAAGGTAAACCACCAACAGTATATGTTGGGCCTAGAGTTAAAAAATCTTTTGCAGCAGATGACAAGACTGGTTTTTATTTTTATTTCTTAGAGTATGGATTTAGAGGCATACCTGGTCTTAGAATGTTAGACAGAACGGCATCATCTAAAGGTAATTTTGCTCTTAGTAGTGTTATAACTGAAATAAAAAAGATTTTAGATAAAAGGATGAAATAATGGAAGTAGGTAAAGTCATATATAATATATTGAGCAATAATGCAACTATAAGCAATTTATTGACTACTGATTCTAATACTAGAATTTTTCCTAGTAGATATAACTTTCCTAAGAATGTAAAGCTCCCTTATATTACTTATCAGATGTTCGCTGATGAGCCAAACAACACAAAGAACGGAGCTTCGACTTATGACTATGTAAGAGTTCAAATAAGCATTTATCATAATAGCTATAAGGATATGACTACTCTAGCTGGTTTGGTTAGAACTGCATTAGATTATACAAGTGGTACTTACAATGGAGTAGTAGTTGATAAGATATTTTATCAAGATCAAAACGAACTTTATGATGATTCTGCTGGTACAGTAGGATTGTATGGTTTAGCACAAGATTATAGATTTAACATAAATAGATAGATATGTATAAAGTAAAAATTAAAAAAGATATTGAATGCAGAGGCGTAGAATACAAAGAAGGCGAATCTTACGAAGTGGGTAGAGTCGTTAGAAATTTTCTACTAGCAAATGATGCAGTCGATATAAAAACGAAAAAATCTAAGAAGAAAGAAACTTCTAAAGGTTTGAATATTAGCTAATTATAAATTTTTAAAATAGAAAACAATGGCAATTTTTAATGGAACGGATCTAATTTTAAAGGTAAGTCCTTCTCAAGGGGGAACAGCTGTAAAATTAATGCATTCGCAGACTTGTAGTCTATCAATCAATGTTGATACGATAGACATTTCAACAAAAGACTCGGCAGGAAATCGAGATTTAATAGCTGGGCAAAAATCATTTTCTTTATCAGCAGATGGACTTATGGACTTCGCAGGTGTTGCAGGTGATACTGAGCCTGACGAGATATTTACTCAAATGATTACAAATAGAACGGCTGTAACTTTTGCTTTCGGTTTTGACTCACCAGCAACTGGTGAATATAGTTATTCAGGAAGTGGTATAGTTACGAGTATGGAAATGTCAGGAGGGACAGAAGATGCTCCTACTTATTCAGTGACTATTGAAGGAACTGGAGCATTGACTCAGACTGTAGCTTAATTATTACTTTTTGTTGGTTGTGGGGATTGAGCTACGGCTCGTCCTCCAACTAGCAAATTTAAAACCAACAAAATATGTACGAAGTAGTTTTAATAAACGGAAAAGATTACCCTGTAAGATTCGGAATGAACTCATTGAGAATGTTCTGTAAAGATACTAGAAGAAGTTTAGCTGACTTAGATAATTTAGGTGAAGGTATAAGCTTAGATGATGCTTGTTATTTAATTCTTAACGGAATAAAAGACGGCTCTCGAGTAAGTGGGCAAGAATGTTCTTTAACAGTTGATGATGTTGCAGATATGCTAGATGAAGATTTTGAGGCTTTAAATAAAGTCTTAGAGATATTTTCAAATCAGTTTTCTGCTAAATTTGAAACGGAGGGAAACGACAAAGCCACGAAGAAAGTGGCGAAGAAAAAGAAATAACTTGGGATAAGTTAGAGGCTATTGCTTATGGACTTGGGTTGTTACCTAAAGACTTTTGGAATTTAACATTTCACGAGTTTTTATGTACTCAAAGAGGCATAAACGATAGACTAGAACTAGAACAGAGGTATGAATGGGAAAGAGTACGATGGTTAGCGTGTGCATTTTTACAACCACACACTAAGAAAGGACAGAATCTAACACCTCAAAAGTTAGTTAAGTTTGATTGGGAAAAAAAGAAAAGAAAAACCAACGCAAAGAAACAACGACAAAGAGCAGAATATATAAATAAGAAATACGAATTGCTAAACAAAAAAGATGGCTCAAAAGAATCTTAGTATAAAATTAAGCTTAAATGATAAGCAATTTCAAAGTTCTTTAAGAAAAGCAACTAGATCACTTAAAAGATTTGGTAGCTCAATGAAAAGAACGGGTAGAAATATGACTCGAAGTCTTACAATGCCTATCTTAGCATTAGGAGGCGCATCAGTCAAACTAGCTACTGACTTCCAAACTTCAATGACTAAAATTTCTACTTTGGTTGGAGCATCTGCTAAAGACTTAAAAGAGTATGAGGCTGGGATAATGTCGCTATCCGAAAGAGTAGGAGTTTCGGCTGCTCAGTTAGCAGATGGTTTATTCTTTATTACTTCTGCTGGTTTTCAAGGCAAAGAGGGACTTGATGCTTTAGAAGTATCAGCAAAGGCTGCTGCTATGGGAATGGGTGAAATGTCATCTATTGCTAACGCTCTTACCTCTATTATGACGGCTTACGAGAAAGAGAATATGACATCTGCAAAAGCTGGTGACTTATTACACGAAACTTTGAAGCAAGGTAAGTTTGAGGCTGCTATGTTTATGGATAAATTGGGTGCTGTTATACCGATAGCGGCTGCTGCTGGAGTAAGCTTTGAGGAGCTAGGAGCTGCTTCTGCTACAATGTCTAAGCTTTCAGGTGATGCTGCCGTCACTCTTACATCAATGAAGTCTATGATTATGGCTTTGTTGAAGCCAACAGCTCAACAAGAAGAAATTTTAGATAAGCTAGGGATAAGTACTGAAGAACTAGGCAAGATGACAAGCGAGAGTTTACTAGGTACTTTAGAATTTTTACACTCTAACTTAAAAGACAACAACGAAGAACTCTTAAAAATGTTCGGAGGCTCTAAGTCAGTAGTAGGTATGTTGTCAACAATAGGACTTCAATCTGAAACTTATACTGAGGTTTTAGATGGGATGCACAATAGTTTAGGAAATGTCAATAATGGTTTTGCTATCCTATCAGGTACGGCTGGTTTCAAATTCAATCAAACATTAGTTAAACTGCAAAATGTAGGAATTGAAATAGGTAATATTTTGCTCCCTGTAGTTTTAGATTTAGCTGATGCCTTTAAGGGTTTATTAGATGATTTTAAAAACCTTTCACCAGAAGCTAAAAATTTAGCTGTAGCTGCTACTATATTGACTGGAGCTTTAGGCCCTTTATTAGTGGTAATGGGTAGTTTAGTAACAGTTGTTACTGCAATAAGTATCAAGTTTGTAGGTATTGCTATAGGTGTTGCTGCTTTAGCTACTGGAATCTTATTTTTGATAGATAATTTTGATGCTTTCAAAGAAAGAGTAAATTTTGATTTTCTTTTTAATTCTATTATAAAAGGTGTTGCTATGACTTTAAAAGGTTTTGGGGATTTAGTTACTGGATATAATAAATTAATTGATAAACTAGGGGGAGGAAAACTTGGTATATTAAAAGCATCTAATGAGTTTGATAAACTAGCTGCAAACATAGAAAAATCTTTAATTAAAACAGATGACTATAAGCACGATTTTGAAGACTTTACAACATTTATGGGCAGACAAGGCTCAAGACTAAAAAATGTTTTAGGTATTGTTGCTAAGTCTTTAAATTTAGGTGGGCCAAGTGGTGTTCCTGAAGCTCCATCAAATGAAACAACATCAACTAATACAAGTCAAGGAATACTAGGCCCTTTAGACTCATCATTTTTTAATAACAATCCTTTACAAAATATTTTAGAAAGCGTAAACTTTCAAGATGCAGAAACACCATTTACTGGGTTAATTGTTAAAACAGCAGAAGAACTAGAAGCTTTTGCACATCAACAAGAAAATATTAAATCATTAACTGAAGATTTAAGTAATACTTTCGGACAGTTTGGAAATATGATGCAAAGCACATTTGCTCAAGCGATACAAAGTTCTGACGGTTTCTTTAAAACTTTTGTAGAAGGCTCAAAACAAGCTATGAAAGCTTTGATGGCTCAGTTAGCTGCAACATTAGCTCTTAATGCTTTACTTGGTGGAAGTAAAATAGGCGGAATGTTAGGATTAAAAGATATTGGAGGTTTTGGTGGTATTGGAACAGCTCTAAAAGGATTATTTATGGCTGATGGAGGTTTAGTTACTGGAGCAACTTTAGCTATGGTAGGGGAAGGGCCAGGAACATCAATGACTAATCCTGAAGTCATCGCTCCATTAGACAAGCTTAAATCAATGATAGGACAAGGCAACGGAAGTATTGAAGTATTTGGCTCAATAAGTGGACAAGATATTTTATTAAGCTCTACAAGAGCAAGAAACAACAGAACAAGAACTAGAGGCTACTAATGGCGATAGATAATAGAATACAAACTGAGTTTACAAGTGATAGAAATACTTTTTATAGAGTTACTATCATTGACACTCTAAGCTCAACATCAACACTATATACAGATGTTGAAAATTCTGAGGAGGGTTTTGTATTGACTTACGAAACTGAAGATGACAACAGATTTACTGGACTTATACCTTCTAAGTGCGATTTTAGTTTTTTTATAACTGACAGCTCTGGAAATGGCAATCAAGTTAATATAAACGGAATAGTAGACTCAATAAGAACTTCTGATTATAAAAGATGGCAGCTAAAAATTGAATCAGGAGCTAATGATTCTTCTTATTCTTTATTTTGGGTTGGTAATTTATTAAATGATATAAACGCTGAAGACGATATATCACTCCCTCGAAAAGTAACTCTAACAGCTATTTGTGGTTTAGGAGCATTAGATAATATTCCTTTTAATGAAGAAGTTGTTTATGAGTTTGACGCTTCTTACAGTCCATATAGATATATATATAACTCTTTAACAACTGATATAGATACTGACAATAATTGGGACACAAATGATATATATATTAAAACTATTGTTGATTGGACTAATGCGACTATGACTAGAGCTGTTGGTAATGATCCTCTTAACTTATCAAGATTTAAAGCTTCAGCTTATGCTCCCATTGATAATAATGGAGTAAGACAGCCAAAGACAGCATTCAGGTTATTAGATGATATTTGTAAAGGTTTCGGAGCTAGACTATTTCTGTCTAATGGAGTTTGGACTTTTGTTCAAGTTAACACATACGAGCAAATGAATAGCTCACCTCAGTTTTTTAGAACATATAAAAAAGGCAACAACGGTAGCACATATACACCTGACACGACTGGCTCAGAAACTTTAAACAAGACAGAAGATGGTACTAACATACAAAGGTTAGCTGGTAATGACTTTGATCAACTAAGTATATTAAAAGAAGTTAGATTAATATATGAAATGTTTAAAGCTTATGACTTAAATCCTTTAAGAATCTTAGATGAGTCAGGAGGAGTTTTATCATCATCAGCTCCAAATAATGCAATTGTTGCCTGGCAAGGCTATCATACAAATGCTGAGGATTTTCAAACTGAAAATGATATATTTGGGATAAATGACGCAGCAACTGATTTTATTTCTTACGAATTGGGTGAAGTTCAACAAATAACAGGACAGACTATAAAAGTAAAAAGAAATTTTAACAGAGCTTTTGATGGTACTTATGCTGAATTTAACACTATTACTGGAGGTACTAATACGGTTTGTTTAGTATATCACAGACTAAAATTAGTTGGCTCATCATCTACTCAATTTTGTCGTTCATCTTATACTAATGGAGGACTAGCAACTTGGACTACTAATGATGTTTTTGGTAATATATCAGGTGCATTTAATTTTTTTGGTAGTACTTTTTTCTTTAATCCTACGCCTTCTAATAACTTTTTACTAGAGTTTGAAAGTGATGAACTACCTTTTGATGGGACTTTATTTTTTGAATGTTTTGCTAGAGTATTTTTCAATTTTGGAATTTTAGATCCTCTTTTTGGTACAGAAGTATCAGGAACAACACCAACAAATCAAGCTAAATTCTTTATTTTTTCACCACCTGAAAACTCAGAAGATCAATTAATACAAGCTTATGTAAATGGTGAATCAACAAGTCAACAGTTATTTATTACATCTCAAGATATATCAAATGGTATTACACAAGATTTAGGCGAGGTATTTTTTGGTACTGGGCCTAATGCTTCGGCACAAGGTAGGCTAGAGGCTAGTTCTAATGGTAGCTCTTTTGATAACGGAACTGTTGCAAGTTGGAAAGCATACGGAGCTGGTACAGGTAAAAAAATAAGTGCTTTGTTATTAAATGAAGTAATGAAAGGTCAAAATGATGGAGCTAAGATATTTAATGGTACATTGAAAATACTATCTCAAAATGATGGTACTAATGGTTATAAGTTTAACAATGGAATAACTATAGATTCTAAATTTTATATCCCTTATCAATGCTCTTTTATAGCGAATACTGATACTTGGGACGGTGAATGGTATGAGATAAACACTTCAACACCTACATTAACAGACACAATAGAAGCTCAAAGCTTAGTAAATAATTCTAATATAAATACTAATACTTGGTGATATGAGCTTACAACAATACTTAAATAATGATGTGTTAGCTACTACTTCTGAAACGGTAATCGGAACAATAACAACTATCAATATTTTTGCTGTACCTATGACAATGGCTAAAAATGGGGATAGAGTTTTAATAATTAACAAAGGAACTGGTAGACAATATGCAGTCAGATTAAGTGCTGACTTAGATCCATCAGTGAATAGAATAAATTTTGTTTCTACAACCTTTGATACTCCAATTCCTGAAGGTAGTATAGTAATTTTTAATCAAGAAGATAAATATACAAATTTATTAAGAAAATACACAACTGTTAACATTCCGATTGTAAATGCTAAAAACCCTACTCTTTTTGATATATTAAGAGATGATACGATTCCAGCAATATTTAATCAATTTACTGGAACAACTCTTTCGGATGGTGATAGTGTTGATGCTGATTTCGCTACTTTACATAATTCTTTTTTAACTCCAACAAACGGAGCAACAATAGAAAATATAAAATATACTTTAAATACTACTTCAGGCACAGGGCGAAATTGTACTATCTCACTTTTTGAGTTACCTATTGCACAAAATAGCAATACAAGTCAAACTATAAGTTTGATTGAAGCTCAATCTTTTACATCTCAAAATGATGCAACATATAACTTTTTTACAAACACTACTCCTGATCACAATTTAGCTGCAAATACTTGTATTATGGTTGCATTTAAAAAAACAGGAAGTGCAAACGCTTCTGATGTTTTTAGAGCATCCGTTGAATTATTAATCTCTTTTGATCCAAGACAATGAGTTTTATTAAAGATAATATAGATGTTTTAGCTATCAATACTTTAAGTATTGGTATAAGCTTCAGCAATGTTGAACAAATATTGCAAATTATAGGTTTGCTTTTAGGTATAATATACACACTTGACAAATATATTCATTATAGAAAAAATAGAAAATAATGGCTTTAGCTAATAAAAAATCAGAAGAACTGTATAATAGAAAAATTGGAGCAAGTGCAGACAATAAAACTATTGATGCAACAAAAGAAACTATTTTGCAAAATGCTTTTAATGATAAAGAGTATATTAATGATGATACTAATTTACTATTTAATGCTGGTTTAGTTTATATAGTTCAACAAATGCAAGAGGATATTGAAGAACTAAGGAGGTTTGTATCTAATGATATTGATACTTTAACAACAGCTCAATCTAATGCTATAACAGCTAACACAGCTAAAGTAGGAATAACTTCTAGTCAATCCAATGCAATAACAGCTAATAGTGCTAAAGTAGGAATAACGACAGCTCAAGCGAACGCTATAACAGCAAATACTTCTAAGGTTAGTCAAGGTTTGAATACAACTAATATGACAATGCAGTTTGATGTATTAAATAAAAAAGGTACTTACACATTAGTTATAACTATCATAGATAGTAGTGGAGGAGGTAAGCCAGTAATTAAAACTGGTCAAATAAATTTAGTATAGATGGCTAAGAAAATTATAAATAGTTTTTTTAAAAAACCTAAAATAAAACGGAAAGTACACTCTAAAAATAAAAGTAGAACAAAAGGAGGCTCACAATATATAAAGCCTTATAATAGTCAGGGAAGATAATGGAAGAAATATTAAAATTAATTGAAAGCTATGGTTTGTCTGTAGTGTTATTATTGGGGAGTTTATATGCATTATATAGATTTTTCTTCTTTAGCATACACGAAGTGAAAAATACATTTTCTAAGTTTCACGAAAAAAATGCAGAGAATATGCAAGAAATTAAAAAAAAGATAGATATTATTTTAGAATTTATAAAAGATAAAAAATGAAAAAAATTATTTGCACATTATTATTTAAGTTAAGTTTTGGAAAGATTTGTTTAGGTAATTGTAAAAAAATATGCTAAACTATTTTAACTATAATGAATTTGATAGTCCTGATGAGATAGGAAGTGGTATGCCTATAAGTAAAGGAGGACAAATGAATGACGAATTTTTATTTAAATTAGATGAGGCTAGGATGTTAGCTGGAACTCCTTTTAAAATTACATCAGGATATAGAAGTCCTAAGCATAATGAAAAGGTTGGAGGGGTTGTCGGTAGTTCTCACTTAAAGGGATGTGCTGTTGACATTGCTGTCAATAGTAGTTTACAAAGAAGTGCTATAGTATGTGCATTAGCTAAGGCTGGTTTTACTAGAATTGGTATTGCTGAAACTTTCGTTCATTGTGATTTAGATAAACAAAAACAGAACGCTATATGGCTATATTAGGAAACTTACTAGGAAACTTACTAGGCAAAGCAGATACAATAGTTGATGAGGTAATCACATCAAAAGAAGAAAAGCTGCAACTTAAAAATCAATTGCAAAAGATTGTTCAAGAGCAAGAATCTTTAATTGAAAAGCAAGTATCAAAAAGATGGGTTTCAGATATGTCTAGTGATAACTGGCTTTCTAAAAATATTCGTCCTATGAGTCTTATATTTCTAACTGTAGTATTTACTATTATATCTTTTGCTGATGGTAACATTGGTAAATTTACTCTTGACGAAGGATATAAGCCTATATATCAAAGCCTTTTATTATTAGCTTACGGAGCTTATTTTGGATCAAGAGGCTTAGAGAAAATCAAAAAAACTAAATGAAAAACCAAAAAAGGTACAGACTAAAACCTGATGAATGGAGTCTAATTGATAAATACAGACACTATAAAAAGCAAAAAGTTAAACAAAGTAATGTTTTAGTTATTGGTGATTTACACGAGCCTTTCTGCTTAGATGGTTATTTAGAATTTTGTCTAAACACTTATTATCATTATAAATGTACTGATGTCATATTCATAGGGGATATCATAGACAATCACTATTCTAGCTATCACGAAACTGACGCTGATGGTTTAGGTGGAGCAGATGAACTAGAACTAGCAATAAGTAAAATAGCTAACTGGTATAAAGCATTTCCAATCGCTAAGGTTATAATCGGAAATCACGATCGTATGATATTTCGCAAAGGACAAACATCATCAATACCTAGTAAATGGATTAAAAGCTATCAGGAAGTCTTAGAAGTGCCTCAATGGGAGTTTTTAGAAAGGTATGTCTTAAATGATGTTCAATACATACACGGTGAAGCTGGTACAGCTAGGACTAAATGCCGAGCAGATATGATGAATACTGTTCAAGGACACTTGCACACTCAATGTTATACAGAAAACTATGTAGGAGCTAAATATAGAATTTACGGAATGCAGATAGGATGTGGGATAGACTTTAAATCTTACGCTATGGCTTACGCAAAGGCTGGAAAAAAACCTGCGATTGCTTGTGGAGTTATTCTTAACAACGGAAAAACTCCTATAAATGTTATGATGGAACTATAATTTTTATATATTCGCAGCGTTTTGGTTATAAAAACCTTAGTTATTAAGTTAATTTTAAGTTGTTTTGAGGGGATATTTTAGCGAATATCCTCTTTTTTTATTCCTATATTTAAAAAACTTTAACATTTTTTTACTCTAGTAAACTAAAAAAAATATACTTTTTTTGTTGAAAAGTTTGCACATAAGTTTAGAATGTATTACTTTAGCCAAAGAAATTGACCAATAAATAAAAACAATGAAAACTAAAACACAAAAAGTTCAACACATCTCAAGAACAATTCAATTTAAAAAATCTCCTAATAAAGGTAAGTATTTTATGAATCCAAAACTATTAGATTTTCTTATTCATAAATTTACAAAAGAAACAAAATGCAAATTTGTAGATTTTGATTTAGTAAATGATAAAAAAATAGTTTTAATGGGGATAATTAAATAACTAAAACAACTAACAAACGAGAAAAAAGAAAAAAGAGGAGTCACGCAGATTGACTAACCAAAATTCTGACACTATTGCAAGGTGTAGCAAAACAACAACAAAAGTAGTTAACCACAACTGAAACTCGTTTTTTAATTAACTAACAATGCAAGATTTACACAAACCAACTTACTTAGATGCTAAAATGGAATTAGGTACTCAAGTACAATTTTTTAGCTTCACATTAACCCAATTATGTAGTTATACAATGGTTTTAGCGTTTTTAACACTTCTTTTATTGTTTTTGATACCTACATACTATAGCGAGGTGTTATGCCTTTATAGTGGCTCTTTTGTTACTATGGTGGTATTTTACATTAAATACGGAACTAATTAAACTAATATGGAAGATAGAAATAAATTAGTTGATAAACTAAGATACATAGCAAATCAAATAGAAAGAAATAATCTTGATTATAGATATGCTTATGATAGAATAATTTTAGATGATTTATATAATGAATGTCAAGAACATTTTAATAATTATCTCAAAATTCAAAATGAAATTAAAAACAAAGTAAAACCAATAAAATTTTATGACAATGGAAAAAGTAGTCAAATCAGTTAAACAAGTAGGAAATTTTCCATCTCAATATGGACATTTTTATAAATGGCTTTTAGAGTTTGAGGATGGGTTTAAGGGTGAGTATTTGTCAAAGACAGAAACTCAGAACAAATTTATAGAGGGACAGACAGCTTCAATAGAAGTAACGACAAGAGAATATAATGGACAAAAAATTAATAAAATAAAACCAACTTCAACATTTCAACAAGGTGGATATAAAAGTTTTTCTCAAGTACCTAAAGATAATAAGACACAAGAATACATAGTAAAACAAAACGCTTTGACTAATGCTTGTAACATTGTAGGTACTGATGATGTTGCTAAGATATTAGAGATTGCCGATGCTTTTAAAGAATGGGTTTTAAATGATGTTAAACCAAAAAACGACAGCAATGGGAAAGACTTACCTTTTTAATAAAGATTCAAGAGAAGAAGTTTACGATCAAGATACTAGCTATTGTTTTAAATTAAGACGAGGCAAAGGATGGATGCATCTAAACAAAAAAGCTACCAAGCTAGTAGAAAAAGATAATCATTATGAAGTTACACTTGCCGACTGGTATATAAATATTGGTGATAAATTTATTACTCAAACAATCATAAGACAAGAGAATTGTCAAGACTTAGAGGATCATTACATTAAAACAAAAAATGAAAAATAATAAAAAAACTATAGAAAATATTGTCAACACAAGTTGTTTAGTAAATAATATTGATATAGAACAATTTTATACTAAAACAAGAGAAAGACATTTAATTGATGTAAGGAGGATGACTTATGCAATATGTAGAGATATATTAAATTTACCATATAAAAGAATAGGTAATTTTTTCAATGTAGATCACGCTACCATAATACATCATTATAGAGTTCACAACAATTTAACACAAGTTGATAAACTATACTATGAAAAATATTTGTCAATCTTAGAACTTGTTAAAGCTGATATGGGATATTTAGATGCTCAAGAACTTTTGCAAGAAATAAGGGATTTGAAAGCACAAAAAATTAAACAAAAACTAGAACTTCAAAAATTAATTAATAACCTTAAAAATGAAAATGATGAATAAAAAATTATCTCAAAAAGATAAGGTGCTAAGACACCTTAAACAGATAGGACCTATAACTCCTTTAGATGCTTTTAATGATTATGCTATTATGAGGCTCACCTCTAGGATATGCGAATTGAAAGACGAAGGACACGATATAAAGTCAGAATTTATATCAAGCAAAAATAGATTTGGTGAGAAAGTTTCATTTTCTAAATATTCTATAAATGAAAAAAATTAGAGTAGAAAAGGATAAAAACTTCACTACAATTAACAATGAGTTCATCTTCAATAAGAACTTATCTTTAAAAGCTAAGGGGTTGCTTTGTCACCTCTTGGCTTTGCCTAATGACTGGAGGCTATATGTTGAAGAGGTTGAAAAATGGAGTACAGATGGAAAGTCTGCTATCTACTCAGCATTTAAAGAACTGACATCTAACGGCTATATGAAAAGAGAACAGAAAAGAGAAAAAGGTAAGATAGTTAGTTGGGATTATATAGTCTATGAAAAACCACTATCCGATATTCAAGAAGTAGAAAAATTAGATGTAGAAAATCAACCACTACTAAATACTAATATTAAACTAAATACTAATAATACTAAAACAGAAAGGGACTATCCTTTTGAATTAAATCTTAAAGCTTGGGAATTATGGAAAGCATTTCGTAAAGAGCAATTTAGAACAACTTACAAGCCTTTAGGTGAATCTGCTGCAATCTCAAAGCTATTAAGAATCTCTAACAATAACAAAGAAAATCAGGCGCAAATTATCCAACAATCAATTGAGAATGGTTGGAAAGGATTATTTGAGCTTAAAACAGAAAAACAAAATAAAGTTCAAAAAATATTAAGAAACTATCATAAAGGACTGGAAATTATTAATAAAGAATATGATGGAACTAAATAAAATATATAATGAAGATTGTTTAGATACTATGGCTAAAATGTCTGATAATTTTGTAGATGTAATTATAACTTCACCCCCTTATAATAAAGCTGGATATGAAGGTAAAATAAGAAAAAGACATAAGAACGATACTTGGAAAAGTCGTAACATTGATTATGATGATAATTCTAATAATGATTTTATGAATGAATCAGAATATCAAGAAAAACAAGTAAAAGTTCTTAATGAAATGCAAAGAGTTCTAAAAGATAATGGAAGTGTTTTTTATAATCACAAAATAAGAGTAGCGAATCACAAGGCATCACATCCAATAGAATGGATTTTGAAAAGTAATTTGAATTTAAGACAACAGATTATATGGAATAGAAAGGGCAGTCCAGCTCTAAGTCCAATAAGATATTTACCAACTACTGAATTAATATTTTGGCTTACTAAAACCAATATACAGCCTAATTTTATTAGACATAAAAACACACATTTTACAGGTGAAGTATGGGAAATTACACCAAAACCTAACAAATTACATCCAGCACCTTTTCCTGAAATATTAGTAGATAATATTCTAAAATGTATACATAATAAAAATAATATAACTGTTTATGATCCGTATAGTGGCTCAGGCACAACTTGCAAAGTAGCTAATAATTATGGATTTAATTTTATAGGAAGTGAAATTGTTTCAAGTTATATAGATGTTTTTAATGATAGTTTTAATTCAATACAAAAAAAATTATTTTAATTTATTATGAAAAACAAAAGTAAACAAGTATGGTATTTATATGCTAATAACATACAAGAGTTAAAAAGACAATGTTATGATATTATTTCTTCTTTATATGTTCAGCTTGGACAATCACCTGAAGCTGAGATAGTAGTTCAGATGACTAATGTATTTACTAATGACTTAGCTAATGATTACGGATCTATGGAATTAGAGGAGGTTAGATTTGCATTAAATAAATATATAAGAAACAATGACGGCCCTCACTTTGTTAATGTTCCAATGTGGAGTCAAGCGTTGAGAGATTATAAAAAAATAAAAGCTCTTAAAAGACAAACTAATCAAATAGAGGAATATGAAATCTACAAAAAAAGAATAAGTAGTTTTAAAAATGCTATCGATAAAAGAGAGATAAAAAAGATAGGTAATGGGTAAAACTCTAAAAAAAAATGCTATTAAAGATTGGACAAATAATTTAATTGGATATGAATGTAAGGTAAAAAAAATAAAAATTATTATTTGTGAAAAAAGCCAAGCAGATAATATTATAAAATTAAATCACTATTCAAAAAAACCTACAAAAAATAGTTTTTTAAATTTACTTGTTTATTATAAAAATAAAGTAAGCGGAGCTTTACAAGTTGGTTACGGTATAAGGCCAAAAATAAATGGTAATTTTAAAATTGGCGAGGTAGCGGAATTTGATCGAATGTGGTTGTCTGATGAAATGCCTAAATATAGTGAAACAATTACTTTGTCATTATTACATAAGTTTTTAAAATTCAGATATAAAAAATTAAAAGCTTTAATAAGTTATTCAGATACAAGCGTTGGAAATAAAGGAACTATATATAAGGCCGCAAACTATCAACTAATAGATAAAATAAAAGCAGACTTTTATATTACTGAAAAAGGCGAGAGAATACATCCTGTTACGATGTGGCATAGACATAAAACAAGAAAATTAAGTTTTTTAAAAAAACAATATCCAAATATAAAAAAAGCTAATGGGTATCAATTAAAATTTATTTATTATATAAGATAAAAAATAGTATATGCCAACTACAATAAGTAAATTAAAGAAAAAGCTAGATAAATTATTTAGCGAGTACATTAGAAGAAGAAACGCTGATCATTTAGGTTTTATTACTTGTTTTACTTGTGGAGTTAAGAAACATTGGAAAGAGCAACAAGCTGGACACTTTCAAAGTAGAAGTCATCATTCTACTCGTTGGGATGAGGTTAATGTTCAGGTACAATGTATTAAATGTAATATGTTTAAACAAGGTGAGCAATATAAATTTGGTTTGTATTTAGATGAAAGATATGGAAAAGGAACAGCTAAAGAGTTAGAAAATAGAGCAAAGACAATAGTAAAAATTAATAGAGTCGATTATGAAGAAGCAATCACTAGATATAAACAAAAGATTAAAAAGCTGGATTAACAATCGTTTGTTTATAATTTTCAATTCTGATGATTGGATAATTGAATCAATTTTATATATTTATCAAAATGAAAAAGACAGTAATATTTGAAGGAGGAATAAACAAAGTTAGCACATTATCAGACGGAACTCTTAGTATTAACATACATACTCAAGAATTACCTGAAGAAACAATGATGAGAGTATTTAGTTTGCGTAAAACTCCTGGAATGGTTTTAATAAGTTCTGATGACATAAGCAAAGCAGAACAAGAAGAAGTAGAAAAGTTTACAACAGACTTTGAAGTAGGTAAGACAAAGACTGCATCTCAAAGACTTAGAGCTGTATTATATAGAGTATGGGAGCAAACCGATCAAAAATATGATTTTGTTCTATTTTATGAATCTCAGATGGAAAGAATAATAAATAAATATAAATCAACTCTTGAAGATTAAAAGGGCAACCAAGCATCAAGAGATATATAAAAGAACGGAAAACGGACTAGAGCTTGTATTACCAAAAAAAATTAAAACAGACATAGGATTTCAATTAATGTTTGGATATAGAGAAGATAAAAGAATAGAGCAAAAAAGACTTCAAGAAAACAATGACAGATATTTAACAAGAACTTATTTAAATATTGAAGACTTTAAAAAATATATATGATGAAAATAATAGCTAGTGTAAGTATTGAAATAGATGTTAAAGATACAGAACTTCTTGATGATGCTAAAGATAGAGCAATAGAAAAATTAGTTGATACTATGGATGAATGGCTTAGTAGTAACGGTATTCCTCCAATAATATCAATAGAGTATAAGTTACCTGAATATGATGATAAAGACTTTATTAACTAATGCCTAATTTACCAAAGGGAAAGAAAAAGAAATGGATAGCAAGTAGTAAAAAGACTACTGGCTTCACTGAAAAGCATAAGTCTGAAAACTATGACTTTTATAATAGTAGAGCTTGGCGTAAACTTAGAAAGTGGCACATAGAAAGAGAGCCTCATTGCAGATGGTGTACTGAGGAGGGTAAAGTAAACTATAAAGATAGAGTAATCATAGATCACATAGTTGAAATTTTAGACGGAGGTAGTAGACTTGATCAAGATAATTTGATGACATTATGTTTACCACATCACAATCAAAAGACAGCCTGGACAAAAGCAAAAAGAAAAAAGAAATGACAAAGAGTAAATACTACTACGATTATACAAGAAATACAGAAGAAGCTAAAGAAGTTATAGAAGATATAAAGAGCAACCCTATACCTAATTATTATATTGGTAATACTTACGGCTATGAAGCTCGTAAGGTTGTAGAGGATTGGAATCTTAGTTATAACATAGGAACAGCTGTTTCATATTTGCTAAGAAGTTCATATAAGCACGACTCACCTTATGAAGATATACAGAAAGCAATTAATCATTTAAATTATGAATTAGATAAACTAAACAACAACGAGCAATGACAAACGAATTACTAGACTTATTTGATGAAGCTAAAAGAATAATAGATAAGCAAGAAACACTTATAAAGATGCAACAGTCATTAATTAATACAATGCAACAAGGACTGCAAGGAGTAGAACTAAACGAGCTACTACTTAAGAAGCAACTAGCAGACTTACAAGAAGAATTAAAAGCTATTACCCAAGATTATATAGATGTTATGGGGGGGGGCGAAAAAGTATAGAGGGTATATTAGTACAT